GTTGTTCCAGATGAACCACTACCACAAGTTATCTTAAATGGATTGTATGGGTCTGTTGGTGGTGGTGTAATAAATGTATTTGGTGTTCCCCATCCACCTATACCGATTGGAGTTCCATCGTTAACTTTTGATAACTTTTCTTTTAATAAATCCCACTGCTTTGGAGTAATATTAAATTCATGTACTCCTTCTGTAAATCCTTTTAACCAAAGGACAAATTCTTTTGATGTCATAACTATTTATTTTTTAATTGAGATTTTTTATCTATACCTATTACATTTTTATTTTTTGGTGTAAGTTGATTTACATCCATATCCAATTCTATAATTTGGCCAAATCCACTAATCTTATAAGTTCTATATGAATCATTTGAAACAACTGGAACTTTTGATACAACAGAAGAGTAAAACTTTTTTGCACCTCCTTTCATTTCCAATAATTCGGTATCTTCATTTATAAATTTACCAAAAAATCTTTTTATAATTTGTGGATTTACATTTGAAACTTTTACAGCATGAACTATATCTTTTGATGCTGATGCAAATAATGTGTAGATTATTGGTGCATTTGTTTCTGTATATTTGCCTTTCGTTCCATCAATATATTCGTATTCCTTAATTAAATAAAATCTACCCCTTGTTATTTTTTTAGGATTTATATAATTTCTTTCGTCTATGAATTTACGATATATTGGATTATAATTTGGCATTATTTATTTAACGTTTTCAATTTTGGTAATTGTAATTGTTGAAATTTTGGTTGTATCTTAGTATAAATACCATACTGATTTAAAATACTATCAAATCCTTCAGTCATTTTTGTTAGACTAAAATTTGCTAAATTATATTTTTTTAATTTAGATGATTCGGTTTTGTATTTATCATAATTCTTATAAACATCTTTGATTGAAAGTAATGCTTTTGAAATATTCACATTAAACCATTGTGATTCTTTTAATAAGAATTGGTCAGCTGCAGATTCATGTACCGGTTTCAATTCACCTTCTAATAATACTGCACCTTGTTTTAAAAAATCAATATGGCCACTCCAATTAGAAACAATTACAGGCTTTCCTGTCAAACTAAATTCTAATAGTGGTCTACCAAATCCTTCACCTTTTGTAAAATTTAACATTGCTTTTACTTTTTTATGTTCGTATAACCCATTCATTTCCGATGGAGTTAAATCACCATGTAAAAGATAAATTGGAACTGACTTATAATCTTTACCCAATACCTCTTTGATTTTTTTAATTGTAGTTTCTCTATCCATCACACTAAATCCCGCGGAACTGGTTTTAAGAACTAATGCTGGTTTTACTTTTTCATTTTTGAAAGCCATTGCAAATGTTTTAATCATCATTCCAACATTTTTTCTATCTTCACCTAAATCACCTCTTAACCAATGTCCTACAAATAAGAATGCAAAATCTTCTTTGATTGAATCCAATTCCGTAATATTTACAACATCTTCCGTTCCAAAATCCATCTCATCAAATCCTTCAAAAAGAATTTCAACAGGCTTTTGGATTTTATGTTGTGCAATCAATTGACCACTATTTTTGTCTTGTTCATTGTAAATTGTATCTACCAAACTTTTCTTTGAATGTTCAGATGGTACTATAATTAAGTCCATTCTATTACAACCATGTAGCCAATCTAATGGTGAATGTGTTGTTTCGATAGCTGCAGTAATACCGATATTATAATGTCCTACTGGTTGGAATTCGTTTGGTACAGTAACCTGAATATAAATGTCAGGTTTTTGTTCAATACCCGGAATGATATTATCTACTATCCACTTATGAAATGGATTGTCATAATTAAGTGAATCCATTGGAGTATTACCCCAACGTGTACTAATTACTTTAATTTCAAATTTATCTAATTTATAAAGAGAGTGTAATAAATCTCTCGCGTGGTCACCATACCCACTTCTTGTTGCTACTGGTGCTTGAAATACTAATGTTGGTTTCATATTATAACTCTATTAACTTAAATTTTTGTTTTGGTTTCCAATTTTCGAATGCACCTTCCATACCATCTACTAATGATTGACACATTGCTTCTCTACTTAATTTACCTTCTCCTAAGAAATGTTTTCTACCTTTCAATCCGGCAGCTTCTCTATCTTCTTTTGGCATTTTATACCAATCCATAATTAAAGGAGTGATATCTTCAAAGTCAACTCTATCATCAAAAATATATGGAGTAGGTACTGAACCCGTTGTTGAACGAACTGGCCAAATTGGTTTAACCCAATCTCCCCACACTACACCTGCTTTTCTGTGCCTATCGTGTAAAGAACCAATTTCAACATAATCTTCGGCAATTAGTAATTTACCCGTTCCTCTTTCTCTAAATCCACATTGGTCTTGTAATCCACCTGTAACCGTTACTATGATTGGAGTTCCTGCCATTACTGATTCTGCGGTTGCTAAACCAAATCCTTCATTAGATGCCACATTAATTGTCACATCTCCCATATTGTAAAGATAGTTCAATTGTTCTTCGGAATATCTATTTGGTGCAAATACGACATTTGTTTCAGGTGAACAACATTCTGCAATTGTTCTTGGTAAATCTGTTCCATGTTCTTCGACAGGTTGAGTATGCATTAATAAACATACTTTACTTCTTTCTTCAGGTCGTAATGCTTCAACAAATTTATCGAATGCTAAAATAACATCAATAGGTTGTTTTCTACGAATATTTCTATTATTCCAATATAAAACAAAATCGTATTCCTTATCACCAAATATTTCTTTTTTAAATTCTTGTGGAACTTCTACTGGTTTGTATAAGTCGGAATTGATACCATGTGGTACATAACTTACTTGCCAGTCTGCGGGTGGTGTCCAATGTTTTTCTTTATCCCAACTCCAAACTCTTTTAGTAATACCATAAGTTTGTTTTGAAATACATCCAATCCAATCACAACTTTCGTAGTAATCTCTATTGTATTTTGGGTCTGGTAAATCATCCCAGATATGATAGAAAAATAATGGTACCGATTGACGAACTTCGTGCTCCATCTCATATAACCAAATCCAATATCTCGGGTCTGTAAAGTGTAAGATAGCGTCAGGTTTTTCAATCATCAATAATCGTCTAATTATATCGGCATTACCATAACCATCGGACGGGTAAATTTTTACATTTGCATCTTTTACACCTGTTTGTTCTCTAACACTTTCATTTAGGTCTAAAACTTTACCAGCTTCTGGATGTTTGATTGCAGCTCCTAATTGAACCCAATCATACTTATCAACAGTTCCCAACACTAATTGTTTGGAAACATTGGCAATACCACTTGCCATTCTTAAATCATCCGATAATAACAGAATCTTCTTTTTTGTCATAACTTATTTTTAAATATATATTGTTTAATTTAGATTTTTTAACCCCCTATCACATATTCCTCTATCAAAAAACTCACACCATTCACATAGTTTAGTTGCGTTCTTTGGGAATTCTATGTCAGTTCTATAATTACCATCTTTGTCAAATACACTCTCTACAAACTCCGTAAAACCCTTCCAGGCTTTGTTTACCGATACCTTACCATTTGCAGGAATGTGTTTACTGATTCTATGTGTTGGGATGTCTTCTCTTACTTCAACTTTTCTTTTCAATATGATAAATTCAACATCAATCACATCTTCGGAAATACCAATCAATTCAGCATAGAATTTTTTGTATAATAGGATTTGTGCACTTTTAACTGGGTCTGATTTTTGATATTTACTCCAACCTCTTGTAGAAGTTTTAAAATCAATGATTCTATATCTACCTGTAAAGGTATCTCTGATAATCAAATCTATGAAACCCATGAAGTTTACATTCTCCGAAATCTTTGTGTTTATAGGTTGTTCAATTGCTACCAACTCATCGTGTTTTAACGAAAAGAATTTGTTAAAGTTTTTGGGTTTTTGAAACCAATCTAATAAGACATTTCCATCTTCTAAAAACTCCACCATTTCTTCTTTGGTGCATATTGTAGTATTACCTATTTCACCTTCGGTTTCTTTAAGATATGCATCTCTCATTCTTTCTTTAAGATATTCCTTTAAGTCAATCATTTTGTCAGCTTGTGACTTTGATATTCTTAAACACTTCTCCAAATAATTTTGTAGTGTCTCATGCATTGCAGTTCCAAAGATTGAATGAATGTTTGATGATGATTCACCTAACTTATCTATGTATGCTAATTTATATTGTTGTGGGCAACTATGCCACATACTATATTGTGAAAATGATACTCTTGCCATAATAACTGTAATATAAGACAAATAATTGGATTTACCAAATTATATCTTAAGTTTCAATTTAGTTATTTGCTTTTTATCTATACCATATTTTTCACAAACATATTTCATATATTCTCTACCTTCTCTAGTTGAATAAAGAACTTCCAAATATTCAATTGCTTGATTTTCTGAACAATCATATTCTTTCTTTAGTAAGTCAACTATGAATTGTTCGTATTTATCCTCTGATTTTCCTTTTATATATTTCAAAAAGTATTTACCTTTTGGAATAACACTAATATACAACTTATACATTTCTTTTGGTTGTAATGTTTGTGTTAAAGGCAACAGAGATGCTACCAACTCAACCCATTCAGGTTTCATTGATAGAAATCTATTTATCATAAAATTACTCCAAGTCTTAACATCTTCGTCAGATAATTTGTCAAAATACTTAGGGTCTTGTATGGTAGTTATTGCATTGATATGGTCAAACAATTTTGCTGCCACTATTCTGTGATTTTTGTTTCTTGTAATTCTTGTGGCAATAATTCGTTTAATGCTTTACCACAACTTGCACATACATACAATTCAATAGGCATAACCGAATCTTTTGGTTGACCTGTTAATAAACGAGATATCTTTTTAAATCTATATGCTGGTAAAAATATCTTTCCACCACATTCACAATCCATATCTCTTGCATCGTTTAAGTTAAAATTCGTTGGTAATTGTTGTCCTTGTTCCATTTTCTTTATTTTATAATGTTTAATATTTGTATAATTGTAGACATAAATACGATTTCTTTATCTACTACTAATGCATCTTTTGAAAGACCATCAGCAATAGTTAAAATCACATTTGCTACATTTCCTGTTGCATATTCGTCCACTTTGTCGTATAACATTGTATACATTTCGGAATAGTCGTTTAATTTGTTATCAGCTACTGACTGTCTAATTTTCATAAACATATTTCGTTTGTCATCAGATTCCTTTAACAATTCAATAAGCTTAGTTGCAAAGTTTGCTTCAACCATTACTCTATGGTCTACTTTCAATTCACCTTTTGCAGATTGTAATTGACAAGTATTAAGTATTCTTCTAATATCTGGGTAATATGAATTAATCACATCAGCCATATTCTTTGGTTCATACTTAATCTTTTCTGCATCTAATATCTTTGCTACCTGAATTGCTACATCCTTTTTAGTCGGAGGAGTAATTGCGAAAGACTGACATCTACTTTGAATAGGGTCAATAATTTTCTCAATGTAATTACAAGTTAAGATAAATCTACAATGTTTGCTGAATGTTTCCATTAAGTTTCTCAAAATAGCTTGTGCTCCGGGTGTCATATAATCAAACTCATCTAATATGATTACTTTGAAACCTGCAAACCCAACCGATGATGCAAAGTTCTTAACTTTTGTTCTTACGGTATCCACATTGTTTTCATCCGATGCGTTGATAATCATAAAGTCACATTTAATTGTGTTTACGATTAACTTTGCAAGTGTGGTCTTACCAGTACCCGCTTTTCCGTATAACAACAAATGTGGTATATCGTTTGCATCCAAATATTGCTGAATTGTTTCTTTGATGGTTTCATTACCAACATAATCAGCAAGACTTTGTGGGCGGTATTTCTCCACCCACAAACTATGTTCTCTTTTGTTTATATCGTTTGCGAAAAAACTCATATTATTTTCCAGTTGAACCGAATCCGCCTTCGCCTCTTTCGGTGTTTGTTAATTCATC